CAACCCATCAAGAAGTCCACAACCTGTTGCGGAGTGGCAAAAACTGTGCCATAGGCCACACTTTGTGTAGCTGCCAGTGCTTGCTGGTAAAATGTCACTTTGATGTTGCCCACAGTTTCCACGTGTCGCAGTGCGGCGGTGTTGACTGGCATGATGCTGAATGACGGGCTTATGGCGTCGTAACCAAATACTTTGTATCCTTTACTGACTTTTTGCACCACTACACCACTGTAGAAATACTCTCCAATGCTGCCGCTGCGATACAGATATACATGTTGGTTTTCTTGAGGTATTATACGGCTTTGGTAATCCAGTTGACCAAAGCTGTCCACAAGAACTCGCATGCTGTCACTCTTGACATATCCTGCAAACTTGTGACCCAGGTTGACCTCGCCACCTCGCAGCACGTTGCCCAGGAAAACTGTCACGCTTTGGCTGTTATTGACAAGGTATTCACTAAACCAATGCTGCAAACCACAGCTACCATAATAGGTGTTGGTGGCCAGCGTACTGAGACTTGCTGGCAGTGATATTTGGCTGGGATTTTCCCTATGCACCAGGAACTCACCGCTGCTTTTTCTAGCATTTATATCTGTGTAAATCCATTGCGACCATGGTGTGTGGGCATAGATTTGTTCAGTTCTCAAACTGTCCCAGTTTTGCTCGACAAATCGAGCTGGCTTGAGCAGATAACCGCTCCATGCCGTGGCAAAGCTGCCACTTTGACTTTTTCTCCATGCCTGCTCTACTGGTGCCCCGTCCCCAAACATCCAGTCGCTTCGGGCTGAAGCAGTGCTGGGCAAACTCAATACAACTCCAGCAGCCAATGGTGGCAACAAATACCCCTGCGTGTCAACCGGAATACAGCTCAACAGTCCCGGACGGGCCCATTCTGTGTGAACACCTGCCAGGTCACCTTGACGTATCAATCCCTCACTGAGGTCGGTCCACATCTTGAGGTTGCCCACTGTGTAGGGAGCAGGACCATATTCTGTTGTCCACCAAGTGGGCTGTTGACTGAAGCCCAACATTTCCCAGGGACGCATGTCCGGCCGGTCAGTGTCATAAAACCACTGATAGATGCCACGCCAGTAGCCGGGTATATTCTGTCCATTTAGATCAGTTAAGCTGCTGTAGTTAAATGTGAATTGATCGGCCAAGTTGAAGCTGGTGTTGCTAACGGCGTTGGCTTGTGTTCCAATCAGCCACTTGTCAAAGCTGGCACGTTGGATCTGAATATATTCATCACGAGTGTATTCGCTTGTGCGCCATTTTCCCGGTATTACACTGGCTATATTGAATCTGGGTTGGCTGTCGGGATCTTGATATCGTGCGGGCAAGTTGACGTATTGATTGATTTCAAACTGCAACCAAGCTGCGGCAACTGGATGACTCAAGAGTGCAGGATTGCGGGTGCGCAGAGTGCCATTTGTTATGGCACCCAGAATTTCTTCCTGGCTGTTTGTCATTACAATCTGTGCACCATCGTGAGTTTGCAGCACCAAGGGGTTTCCAGGTTGTGTCAAATCCTGATAGACTTCGGGATTATAAACCGCAGTCAAACCCAAACGAGCAGGAGTTGCAGGAATCCAGGTGGGGTTGGCAGCAGGAACATCACAATAGCTGCCGGAATATAGACTTTGATCATACCCGCTGTTGGCCCAGGCACTGCGGCTGTTTTTGCCCAGGTTCACAGTGCGCAAAGCAGCGGTTATCCAAGTTTGAGGATCATGTGCCAGCGTGTAACCTTGTTTGTTGTAGAGTGCAAACAAACTGTTTACAAATCGGCCATACCAGCTGACATATTGCTTTTCTGCCCAAGCTATAACTACTTGCGGATCAGTAACAGTGCTCACAGCGTTGATGTTATTTTGCGGCGTGCTATTGAGAATACTGAGCTTCAACATGCTGGCGGTGTGCTGCATGATATACATACCCAAACTGGGATTTCTCACAGTGTCTCGCCAGTTGTTTACACCTTGGCTGTCGCCAGCTATACCTGACTGATTTGCAATCACGCTGCTGATATGTTCCAGATATTCGCCACGACTTGTGTAAGTGACATCCTGGTTATTGGGATTATTGGTTAGATTCCAGGGCAAATCATAATAACCATCAGGATCTGCAACATCTTGATTACCCAGCCAAATCTTTATAAAGTAACGATCCTGCGCTTGTGCAGGCTGGGCCAGGTTAATCTCCCCTGTATCAGCAACCGTGTAGTCTTGTCCTGCTACCAAGGTCTGAATTTGGCCATTGCGTGCCAGTTTCACATAAAGGTTGGGCAAAGTGTTGCTGGGTGTGGGTTTGGGACTAAGGTATGTTTCCAGAGTCATGAGGTTGCCGCTCGCTACTGCATCTGGCAGAGAGGTCTCTCTGCTGTTGAGTTCACCGGTGTTGATTAGCGCTCCATTAACAACTTGATACTGAAAGTTGTAGTATTGTCTGCTGGGAGTGGCGCTTTGATACCAACCGTTAATATATTCTTCCTGGCTAGAGGCATCTGCAAGAACATGAGCAAACGTGTAGCCTGAGATATTAGTGACCTTGCTGTCGCTCAGGTAATACCAGGTATCAACAGCTTGATGGTTGCAAAATACCCAGTCTCCAAATGCATTTAACTGAGCGGTAATATTCAAAAGTGGATCACGAGGACTGTTAGCCGTGACGTTGTAAAAAAATAACTGGCTGCCTGCGAAGTTGCTACCGGGATAAACACCAGCATCACTCAAGCGATTACCAGTGGTGTCGTAAAGCTCAAACAGTGGCTGAGCGGCGAGGCCACGGCTGTTGGCAGTCTGGATCCAGGAGGTTGCGTTGTAGTACCATGTTTGAATTGTGCCTAGCTGGTCTACTAGCAATGTTTGGTCCCCTAAGACAGGCGCTGTGCTGCTGTCTTGTGCGCTACGGGGCTGGGCAGTGAGCACACATTCCCCAATGCTGCTGAGTCCGCTTACTAGAAAAACACGGCCCTGTACGTTGGGATCAATGTCGCTAGTGGCAAGTATCAAGTCACCATCTGCCAAGCTGGCACCGTTTATGACAGGGTTAGCAAGTCCCACATATGATGCAAGGAAATGTGTTTCATAGCTAATGTGAGTAATGTATCCTCGCCAGTTGCTGCCTTGTTGATACAGTTCTAGATTTCTGTTATATTGCAGGACAGGTCGGGTGGATTGAACAGCATATGTTTCCACTTGTGCATCTGTAACAGTGGTAGTCAAAATAGTTTGGCTCTGTTGCAACACTTCAATGTGAAACCAACGGTTTGTTTGGGTCCAACTATTGACGTTGTTGCTGCCGCGTTCCATGGTCCAGAAATCTGGTCCACTTGACACTGCTTGCCGCAATCCGCTGTTGCTGTTGGCTGACCAACTATCATCTTGCAAGCAGATTGCTCTGCCCACATTGCAAACGATCCAATCTCTATTGCTGTAGTTGGTGTGGGCATCATTTAGCATACGTATTTTTTGCCCGGTGCTAAATGCCAATGAGCCTGTTATCGTTGCACTTTGCGCAGTGCTGCCAGCCGCATTGGCGATTTTATATTGACCGGTGTATGTGTATGTGCTTTTTCCCGAAATATTTTGAACAAAATCGGTGGCATCAAGCAAATCGATGCGGTTGGGGCCCGAGGGCACCCAGTAATAGTTGGTCCAGTTTGTCCACATATCCAAGTCAACTGGCGGTGACCAGCTGTAATACTCTGCACTGAACAAGCGTTCCGGCTTGCTGACATTGGCTCCTTGCAATCTCAGTTTGTTTAGCAAATCGTCATAAAACAATATTTGATTCACAGAGCCGCTTGTGGGGTCGCGGCTGAGAGCTGCGGGAGTTAACTGATAGTTTTCACGATCGGCGCTGGGTTCTTGTATGTAGAAATCGGTATCTGCATTATACCAAGCAGGATGACTGCCAATATATCCTGCCAAAAACTCAGTGCTTTCAGGCTGGAACAAATGATCCACAGTGGCGTTGAAGAACTTACTCAGTGTGGCCGTTTGATTGGCGGCTGGTAGTAAGTTGATAGTTTTGCGCTTATCAGCCATTCGTTATCCCCAAGGTCATTTCTGTCAAATCTGTTACTATATCCACATCACTTACACGGGCACAGCTAATGAAAACTTCATCTGCTGCACATTTGATTTCAAACAAGTCTCCAAACTGTGCCTGGGCATTGACTGGAGTTATAACCACGGTGGCAACCACCGTGGCAAGTTGAATGTGAATGTATGCTGCCAATTCTGTAAAGAAGAAGCTCTGTCCAAAGTCCCAGTTAGCTAAACTGAAGTATGCATTAACTGCGGCAACAACACGACTTTTTACTTCGTTGTCAGTCACAGTGGTTCCGGCGGCCTTGACCACCTTGAACCGCACCTGTAGTTCGCTCGCCGCCTGTGTGCCAAATATAATCTTGTATTTTACTGGGTGCCAGATTATTTGGTCAGTCATTGTTTTGTAACCTTCCAGATTTTGAAAGGTTTCACGCAACTGCTCGGCTGTGGGAGCAGTGGGTTGATTGCCTGCAACGCCGTTTATTGCAATCCAGTTGCGGATGTCTGTGTCGTATGTGCTTGTGAGCACATAGGTGTCTATTATATTCATAATGGCAGGATCGATACGCTGGTCGTTGGGCGCAAAGTGCTCGTAAATCCATCTCAATCCATTTCTGCCTATTCTCATGCGCCACACGTTTGTGACGTCGGTCAAGACCCCTGTTACACCGGCCAAGGTGTATTGATAAAACTTGCCGTTTGTTATGATATAGGCCATGTCGCCGTTTTGCCAACTGCTGTCTGTTGCCGGTGGAAGTTGATTGGCGTAAGTGTAAATTCTGCCAGTGGGTATCACACGAGGTTGCCAATATTGATAACCATCGCTGCTGGTAATCAATGTCCAGAAGACCATACGCTGTGCCACAGTCTGTGGGTCCACTATTTCGTTATATTGATTGGGATCCTGTGGAACGCCCAGAGCTGTTGTGATGGGAGTAACATATACCTTGGTAGGATCAGTATAGCCATCAGGATAGATATCTTGTCCCAGGATTCTCCAAGCATAGTTTTTACCCAGGCTGGGTGCGGGTGTGGAGATGCTGGGATCTTGTGGCGCAGTGTTGATGTCCAAAACCGTAACTGTGTCTTGTTTTACTGCGCCAGTTGAAATGTCAATAGTCTTATACTGAGTGTTATACAGGAATCTCACATCACGAACACTTTCATATATGTATCGTGTGGCTCTGCTGTAAAACTGCCAGGATGTTCCCTTGTAGACACACAGTATCAGCCAACTGCTGTCCTTGTTGGTATTTGTGGTGTCTCCAGCTCTTGCCAAACTCCAGTCACCCAAGTTTACATTGCTGTGGCTCACTACAACCCAGGCTTGGTTTTGATAATCATAGCGAATTCCAAATGTATTTCTTCTGTCCAGGGCTGCAACCACATTGCTTTGCTCTGTGCTGCTCATAACCGGATCCCAAGCTGCAATAACCAAAGTGGGAGTGTAACTTGTTGTGGGATACAATGGCGGTGTAATGCTTATGGCACCTTGCCCATTGGCTTGGACTCCGTTGCTCACGCCAATGCCATTATTGCTGACACTGGTGACTTCAACCCAGCCTTGCCCCACCACATAAACCAAAGCGCCAGGTGTTACGTTGTAGAGTGCTTGTCCAAAAGGCGCAACGCTTCCTACCACTTGCGCTGAACTTCCTAGAAAAAATGCTCCTGTGCTGTTTTGCGTACTCACAGTTGTTGTGTTCCATACAACACTGCCACTTGCCTGTATATTGCTACGAGGATAGTTGTAGTAGTAGAAATCTTTCAATTCCTGCGCAATTCTTTGTTGATCTTGACTGCCATTCATCATGGGCTGTATGTAGTTTGTCACCAGTGCGCTGCTGTTTTGGGTGCTGCCAATGCTGACTTCCACGCGGTTTTGATCTGTTTCCTGATACAAGATGCCGTCGGTACTGACGATCTTGGTGTTTTGATATGTGCCCGTGGGATCGTTTATATCCAAGTATCTACTTTGTCCACTGTAGACTCTGTTAACCGCTTTTACTTTCAAAGCCTGGGGGTTGACCAATGGATACAAGTTGTAATCTTCGCCAGTAACCATGCGATCTTGAGTATAATAAGTCTGGCCTGCTGCCAGTTGTATTTGTTGATTGGTCGCTCTAGCCTGGCTGTTTGCAACTGTATATTGCAGGCTGGCAGTCAAGGCGATTGTAAATGTGTTGTTAAGGTTGTCGGCGTAGTCGAAACTGAAGGTCATTGCTTGCATGTCTGTTGGACGTATCTGGTAAGTCAAACCATTGCTTACACGATACCAAACTCTCAATAGTCCAATTGGCACGTTTCCAAAGTTTCCGTCTGAGAATCTCAAGCTTATTTGGTCGAATCCGTTGCTATCTCTAGTATAGGCGCTGTAAATATTCCGGATATTCCTAGTTAAACTGTTATAGATAACATTATATCCGTTCACACTGGGAACACTCTGCCATGTTTGCAGAACATTTCCAAGTGAATCAACATTTTGCACCCATAAATCAATATTGTTGATGTTATTCACATTTACGTCTAATACGCGGTTGCTAATAGCATAGTCCAATTGATAATCAGTGTAACCCAAGGACCCTTCTTTAAACATTAAGAAAAATCCAGTGTTTGCGCTGCTGTTACCCAGCCCGTCGTTGCTATAAATTAATGTCCAGCTATTGGCAGGATCAGGCGTTTGTTCAACAAAAGATCCCGAAGTGCTGAAGTTGACTCCAGATGATGTAGCATCATTTAAAGCAGGATTTACCAACTCAAAGTTCATTGTATTTCCAGCAACTGTGCTGGTGAAAGGAATCACACTCGTTCCGCTTTGCACCGTATTAATTGAATACAGTTCTGTCTCAATACCTGAAACAGTCCCAGATTGGCTGGGATTGCCAAAATAGTTGTTGCTGTTTAAGCAGTTGTTAATTACTAAAATAAATTGTTCGAACCAATCGGAGTTGTTTTGGTCATTCCACAGAATAGGCACATTAGTCAAATTATTTCCGGCACTGTCATATACAGTCTGTGTGCTCACCACACTGGTGATTTTTAATAATCCCTGGCTAGGCATGGCACGTGGGGCGTTGTAGTTCAACATTCTAGCCAAGCGTATGATGCTTTCTCGGCGGGTGGCAGTGTCGATAAAATTCTCTCGTGTATTGAGATCCATGCGGAACGCCAGGCTTTGACCTAGGTAGGCCAACAAGTCTATTATGGCAACAAACTCGCTGCTTTCAATCCAATCGTTAAAATCTTCCGGGTAGTTGAGGCGGATGTAGTCAATCATGGCAGCACGGATGGTGTCAAAATCATATGCTGCAAAATTCACTTGAGTGAATGCAGTGTAGATGACTCTCCAGTCCTCGCCATAAAATAACTGACTTTGTCTTTGTTGCTGTGTTACTGCCATTGTATTCTCTTGGGTTAGTAGGCTTCTGCCGTACGTTTATCAAAATCTAAACTAAATGTCTGCACCACGTTGAGAGGCACATAATACAAATCCATTTGGATCTGCATGCCTTGATCATAAACTGTGACAGTGACATTGTTGGCTTGTACGCGAGGGTCTGTGGCCACCACGCGATTGACTTCATCTATTACACTCTGTTGGGTAAATGCATCAAATGGTTCATAAAGCAAGTTCCAGATTGCGCATCCCCAAGTGGGCATCATGACACGTTCCCCAGGGCGAGTGTAGAAAGCATTGATTAAATCTCTCTGTATGAGATCTATATCTGAGAACTGCTGATTCTTGACATTTGTGTCTACGGTGCTATAACCGTAAAAGAGTCTTTGGTAAAGCTGTTGGGCCATGTGGGTCTCAATGTTGTATAAGGAT